ACCTCCCCCTCCACCAGAGCCAGAGGTCGCTCCACCACCTCCAGAGCCAGAACCTCCGGTTGTAATTCCAGAGCCAGAACCTGTTTTACCAATTGACGAAGTTGGTACGACTCCTGTTCAGACAGGACCTATGTCTCAAGAGTCTTTTATGGAAAATTACATGAGAGAAGGCTTAGCAAATATGGGTCAAGGAGAGGGTGGCGCCGCTGGTCTCAGGCAACGTGGTGAGGCGGCTTATCAAGAATACCTACAAGGACTTTCTACTCCAGAACCAGAAGTAGTTGCTCCCCCACCACCAGAAGTAGTAGAGCCACCAGTTGTTTTACCACCACCCCCACCACCAGAAGTAGTTGCACCACCCCCACCACCAGAAGTAGTTGCTCCCCCACCGCCGCCAGAACCAGAAGTAGTAGAGCCAATTGACGAAGTTGGTACGACTCCTGTTCAGACAGGGCCTATGTCTCAAGAATCTTTTATGGAAAATTACATGAGAGAAGGTTTAGCAAATATGGGACCAGGAGAGGGTGGTGCCGCTGGTCTTAGAGAGCGTGGTCAAGTCGCTTATCAAGAATACTTACAAGGTTTTGAAACATCTTCTCCAATGCCAGACTTTGATCCTGGTATGGTTACAACTATGGCAATGGGTGAGGAAGATGGTGGAATGCCACCATCTCCACCCCTAGAACTTATTGAGCCTGTTGCACCACCCCCTCCAGAAGTAGTTGCACCCCCACCAGAGGCGTCCGAGCCTCCAGAGGTTATAGACACAATTGGTGTCCCTCCTTCTGAATATGTTCCGCCACCAGCTTTTGTTCCCCCTCCCCCTCCTCCAGAAGTACAAAGGCCAGAAGCACAATACACTCAAATTCCTGGTCAGGGCGGCATAGCTACGACAAGAATGCAAGGCGAAGAAGAAGGTATGGTTGGATATCCTGGTGAAGGCAACACGCTTTCTCCTGGCATGATTCCCCCTGGCATGGTTACAACTATGGCAATGGGTGAAGAGGATGGTGGAATGCCGTTTCCTCCAACACCGCAACCAATACAACCAGGGCCTTCTGGTCCAGACTTAGCGGGCGGTAGTTATAATCAACAGGTGCAAGGTTATCAAGACATGTTTAACAACTATCAAAACATGATGCCTTCACAATCTTCACAGATAGATTTTTCATCTTTTAGAAGACCAACGAACCAAGGCATAATGGCGGCAAGGAGAAAGACATGAGAAAAATGAACATGGGCGGTAGTATTCCACGTCAAACAACGATTCAAGGTCAGCGTCATGATCTTGCATATATTAATCCTTTTGAAGTTGACTTACTGGAATCATACAATGCAACCCCAGGCGGCGTCGCTGGACCAGGAAATGTTCCGGCATATCCTCCTGGTGGCGGTGGCTACTATGGTGGTTATGACGGTGGTTTTGGAGAAGCTGGTAGAGGTGGACAGGATTCAGACGCACCTGGCATGGGACCAGGTGATGGTGGCGGTATGGGACCTGGAGGAAATCAAGGTCCAAGTCAAGCGCAGATAGACGCAGCAAACATAACAAACGCAACTCGTGCAGGGGAAGTGCAAGCAGCACAAGCAGCACAAGAAGAAGCAGCAAAACAACAACTGCTAGAAAGCATTAAAGCTAAATCTAAAGGCGCTGCTTTTCAAGATCTTGCTTTAAGTCTTCAACAACAAAAAGATGATGCAGCAAGTAAAAAAGGGTTGGCAGGTCTTATAGCAAGAGCAAAACTAGCAATAGATCCTCAACAGAAACAGCAAGTTTTTGATGACATTATGGGGAAACAAAGAAAAGAACCTGGTGCGTTTCAAAGTATGTTGCAAAAAACAGGTCTTGCTGGCCCGACACCTACTCAATTTGAACCAGTATATGACAAACAAGGTAATCTAGTTGGCTCTGCTGGGATGGATGCAGAAGGAAATGTCGTTTCTTATTCTGGGGATAGAACAGCTAATCTTGCTGATGGCCCTGTAAAAGATAGAGTAGATGCAATGAATGAAATAAATCAGGGTGGCCCTGGTGACGGTCCAGATATTCCAGAAATTGAAATGGATCCATGCCCAGAGGGTTTTGTAATGGATGCAGAAACAAACGTATGTGTACCTGTTGGTGACGATGGTGACGACGGAGATGGCGATGATGACGGAGATGATACGATTCCTCCATACGTTCCGCCTTCTGAAGTTGTTGGTCCACCAAGTTACACCCCAATTGGTGGTCCGGGAAGTTTTGTTCCAACACCATTGCAACCGTATCCTAATCAACAAATGTATCAGATGATGCCTCCTCCACCTCTGGTAACAATGATGGTTGGTGAAGAACAAGGATAATAGCTTTGAATTTACAGGCTCTTCCAGAAGATGCCCTGAAAGAGATACTCGCTCTTACTGAGGCTAAAAAACTTTTAGACATTAGGGACGAGGCACAAAATAAATTTATGCCTTTTGCTCATCATGTGTATGAAAACTTTATTGAGGGTCAGCATCACAGGATTATTGCAGAAAAACTAGAACGTGTGGCGCGTGGTGAATTAAAACGTCTTATCATTAACATGCCCCCACGTCACTCTAAGTCTGAGTTTGCATCTTACCTTATGCCAGCATGGTTCTTGGGCCGTAATCCGAAGTTAAAGATCATTCAGGCAACGCACAATACAGAGCTGGCTGTTAGATTTGGACGCAAGGTTCGAGATCTTATTGATGACCCACAATATAAAGAGATATTTCCAACAACTAACCTGAAAGAAGACAACAAGGGCGCTGGAAAATGGCAAACGGACAAGGGTGGTGAGTACTTTGCGGCGGGTGTAGGTGCGGCGGTGACTGGTCGTGGTGCGGATTTGTTTGTAATTGATGACCCACACTCGGAACAAGACGCTTTAAGTGAGACTGCATTCGATCATGCCTATGAATGGTACACTTCTGGACCTCGTCAGAGGCTTCAACCTGGTGGTTCTATCATCATTGTTATGACTCGATGGGGAAAAAAGGACTTGACAGGCCGTTTATTGGCGGCACAGGGCAACGACATCATGTCGGATCAGTGGGAAGTAGTAGAATTTCCTGCAATTATGCCCTCAGACAAACCATTATGGCCTGAATTTTGGAAAAAAGACGCATTGTTGTCTATTAAAGCGTCTTTACCTGTAGCAAAATGGTCAGCACAGTGGCAACAAGAGCCCACATCCACGGAAAGCGCAATTATTAAGCGGATTTGGTGGCAAGATTGGGAAAAAGAGAAGATTCCGCCCGTAAAATACATACTACAGTCCTACGATACGGCGTTTAGCAAGAAAGAAACTGCGGATTACAGCGCAATTACCACATGGGGCATCTTTAACCCAGAAGATGGGGGACCAGACCACATAATTTTGATGGATGCCCAGCGTGGGCGGTGGAGTTTCCCTGAATTAAAGGAAGTTGCCTACGAAGAGCACGATTATTGGGAGCCTGACATGGTTTTAGTGGAGGCAAAAGCGACTGGCACACCGTTGATAGATGAGTTACGGTTAAGAGGAATACCAGCTTTGGGGTTCTCACCGGGCAAAGGACGTGATAAAGTAACGAGAATGCACATGGTTGCACCTTTATTTGAAGCAGGCGTTGTATGGGCGCCGAAGGACAAAAAGTTTGCGGACGAAGTGATAGAAGAAATTTCTTCGTTTCCTAATGGTGACTATGACGATTTTTGTGATAGTATGACATTAGCACTGATGCGTTTTCGTCAAGGAGGTTTCATATCTCTTAACGGCGAAGATGATTATGACGATGAATGGAGGCCCAGAAAACGGGAGTATTATTAATGGCTTTACCACCACAACCAATGGGATCACTTGTAGATTCTGGCTTAGTACCAGGGGATACTGCTGGTCTTCCAGACGTAGAAGTATCTGTAAACGAACCAATGGGCTTTGAAGATGGCGCTGAAATAACTGATGACGGTCAGGGTGGTGCGATTATTGAGGCAATTAAGAACGGAGAAATAGAAATCCCTGCGGATGCTATGCCGTTTGATGCTAATTTAGCAGAGATTTTAAGTGATAGTATACTAGATGAGCTCTCTGCTGAGCTTAGATCACTATATGAAGAAGACCTAGAATCAAGGTCAGAATGGGAAGAAACCTACGTAAATGGGCTAGATTTGCTTGGATTGAAGACAACTGAGCGTTCAAGCCCTTTTGAAGGTGCTTCAGGCATCACACATCCTTTAATCAGTGAGTCTGTCACACAGTTTCAATCGCAAGCGTATAAGGAAATGTTGCCACCTGGGGGGCCAGTACGCACTCGATTGATGGGGATTCAAGACGCTGCACATGAAGAGCAAGCAAGTCGTGTTAAAGATTTTATGAACTATCAGATTACGGAGATCATGGAAGAGTTTGATCCAGACATGGATCAGATGTTATTTTATTTACCTCTATCTGGTTCTACTTTTAAGAAGGTATACTTTGATGCAACCAAAGGCCGCGCTGTTTCTAAGTTTGTACCAGCTCAAGATTTAGTTGTACCCTACTCAGCATCAGATGTAGCAACCGCTACTCGTGTAACGCATGTCTTACGCATGGACATCAACGAAGTTCGTAAGATGCAAGTAGCTCAAATGTATAGGGACATTGATTTAAAAGGTGGCGGTGATGAAGAGGAAGATTCAGTACGTCAAAAAGTAAATGAGTTAGAGGGCATTTCAAAAAATTACTCTGATGATGTTCTTAATATCTTAGAGGTACATGTTGAGTTAGATCTAGAAGGTTTTGAAGATGAAAACCCTAACACCGGAGAACCAACAGGAATTAAACTCCCTTACATTGTAACGTTAGATGACAACTCTGGTAAAATTTTAGCTATACGTAGAAACTATAGTCCAGAAGATCCAAACAGAAGTAAGCGTCAATACTTTGTACATTATAAGTTTATGCCTGGTCTTGGATTTTATGGCTTTGGTTTAATCCATATGATTGGTGGACTGGGTAGAGCAGCAACAAGTTTACTACGTCAATTAATAGATGCTGGTACATTATCTAATCTTCCTGCTGGATTTAAAGCTAGAGGCGTTCGAGTTCGTAATGACGATGAACCATTACAACCAGGCGAGTGGAGAGACATTGATGCACCAGGTGGTAGCATTAGAGAGTCTATTATCCCACTTCCTTACAAGGAACCATCAGCTACGTTAAACCAACTTCTTGGTGGAATAGTTAACGATGGCAGAAGATTTATTGCATTAGCAGATCAAACACTTGGTGATATGAGCCAAGAGTCTCCTGTGGGCACAACAGTTGCTATGATTGAGCGTGGCACAAAGGTTATGTCTGCAATACACAAACGTTTACATTATGCACAACGTAACGAATTTAGGCTACTTGCACGTATATTTGGGGAGAATTTACCCCCTTTATACCCATATCAAGTGGCTGGCGCTCCTCAACAGGTGAAAGCACAGGACTTTGATGGTCGAGTAGATGTTATTCCAGTTAGTGATCCTAACATCTTTTCAATGGCTCAAAGGGTAACTTTAGCTCAAACACAGCTACAATTAGCCCAATCCAACCCACAAATTCATAATTTGCATGCGGCGTATCGTCGCATGTATCAAGCTCTTGAGGTGCAGAATATTGATGAGGTGTTACCTCCTCCCCCTCCTCCTCCTCAACCACAGCCAACAGATCCGGCTGTAGAGAATGCTGCAATAATTAATGGACAACCAGCGCAAGCATTCCCACCTCAAGACCATGATGCTCATATTCAAGCACATCTATCGTTGTTAGAGCTTTCTGTTTTACAAAACTCTCCTCCAGTGCTTGCGGCATTGTTTGGTCATGTTCTTCAACACGTATCGTTTAAAGCTAGAGAGATGGTGGATAAAGAGTTGGAAACAATAAATACAAAGCCACAACAAGAGATACAACAGCTACAACAATTTGTTCAAGCTGGAGAGATTGATCCTATGGTTGCACAACAAAGAGTAGTAGAACTTCAACAACAGGGGCCAGAACAGTTTAACCCAGAACAAGTTGAAGCAAGAGTTGCACAAGTTGAAGCAGAACTTCTTAAAGAGTTAGCGCCATTGTTAGCGTTCAAAGGTAGTGATGAAAGTTCTGAGGATCCATTAGTACAGATTCGAATGCAGGAACTAGCGATTAAGGAAATGGAAGCTAATAACAAGATTGCTCTTGATCAGGCTAAGTTAGAACTTGAAGGAATGAAAGTTGAACAACGCGCTGTAACGGATTCTGCTCGATTAGAGTTGCAAGAAGAAATTGCAGATGAAAGAACCGATGTAAACCGAGAGCGTATTAATGTTCAACGTGAGGCAATGTTGAGGAGAGGTTAATGCGTTTGCACAAAGCTCTTCTTATATGTCTTTTACTTTCTGGTTGTACAGGCTTTACATTAGACTGTCCTATGAAACTTGGTAAGGATTTCTGTAGTTGGAGCAAACGATGAAAAACAAATGGATATGGATAGGGTTGGCACTGGTAATATTCATTGCCATAATATTTTATGGGGTAGATAAAGCGATGTGTACTCCTCCCTGTAT